ATCGTCGCCTGATGCCGGACATCTCGGAACTCCTGGCAGGGGCGTCGCCTCGTGAGCTCACCGTTCCGGTGTGTCTCGCGGGCGACGCGGGCGCCCAGGTGGAGGCGCTGGAGGCGGAGCTGGGGCATCTGGGCGAGTGGCAGCCCACATCGCTCGGTGAGAAGAACCCGGCGTTCGAGCTTCAGGAGCGGCTCGCCGAGGCGCGACAGCGGGCGCGCGAGGCCGCGGTCGAGTTCCGGTTCCGGGCTCTCGGGCATCGCGCCTACAGCAACCTGTTGGCCGCCCACCCGGCGCCGAAGGACTCCAAGGAGCCGTATGACGCGGGGACTTTCCTTCCCGCGGTCCTGGCCGCCTGCTGTGTCGAGCCGTCACTGACGCCTGTGCAGGTGGATCGGCTGCTGGACGTGGTGAACGACGGGACGGCCCGGACGCTGTTCGCGGCCGCCCTGGCGGTGAACGAGGAGCCGTCGCCGATCCCTTTCTCGTAACCCGCCTGCGGGATCACCGGCTCCCGTACCGGCGGGAAGTAGAGGCGGCGCGAGCGTGGGGCATTCCGCGCAGCATCCTCCTCGGCCGCCCGCAGCCGGGCCCGGGTGAGCCGTTGTGGCTGCCGGAAGACCGCTGGTGGGCGATGGCCCTCATGGAGGCCGAGTCCGGGCTGTGCGGGGACTGCGGGCACGACCTCAAGGAGTCGACGCACGCGGACAACGAGTACGCCTACGACGCGTCGATCACCAAATGCCACGCCTGCCTCGCGGGCGCACGGCGGGTGGCAGCGCATCAGGAGAAAAACGGCAAGACCGACGGTCTGAAGGTCTCGGTGTTCCGGAGGGAGTCGTAATGGCAGGCGTCGACGTGATCGGGCTCACCGTCGTGGTAGACGACCTAGGCACCTTCGCTGAGCGGCTACGGGTGAACGCGGCGAAGGCCGTAAAGGTCACCTCTCTCAAGGTCAAGCGCGACGCGCAGTCACGCGCTTCCGGTCACCCTCGCTGGGTTCACTATCCGCGCACCATCACATACGACATCAAGGTCACGGCCGAAGGCATTGAGGGCGAGATCGGGCCGGACAAGTCCCTGAAGGGGCAGGCGCCTTACGGCGCGATCGTCGAGTACGGCACCAGCGTCACAGCACCGATTCCCCATCTCGGCCCCGCGCTCGACGCGAACGCCGAAGACCTGGTCGCCGGTATCGAAATCGCCGTCCACCAGGCCATGTAAGAACACGTCAAGGACAGGGAATCCAATGACCACCACGAGCAGGAAGCCGCCCGCACGCCGGGCCGCGAAGCCCCCGACGACGTTCGCCGACATCCGCGCGAAGATTCAGCGCCCCCGGCACATCGTCGACATGGTGCTGGACGCCGAAGCGTCCGCCGAGATCGACAACCTCGAACGGCTGCTCGAGCGCGCACAGCGCCACGACGACGCCAACGGCACAGAGACCGCCCAGGACGTCGCCAAGCACCTCCAGGAGGTCGAGGCGCAGGCCGAAGCGTCGCGGGTGCGATTCACCCTCGAAGCCATCACGCACCGCGCCTACCAGAAGCTCCGGGCGGACCATCCGCCGACGAAGGAGCAGATTGAGGCAGCGGCGGCCCGCGGCGGCAGCGAGGAACCGGCGTTCGACGCGGACGCCTTCGCCCCCGCCCTCGTCGAAGCCCAGCTGATCGAGCCGAAGCCCGCCGACCCCGAGGAGTTCGCCGCGTTCTGGGACGACCTCTCCGACGGCCAACTCGGGCAACTGTGGGGCGCCGCAATCCAGATCCAGTTCCAGACCGGCGAGCTCGGACCGCCCTCGCAGGCTGCCGCCGACATTCTCCGTTCGTTCGGGATGGCCACCGGCTGACCTGCCCCAAGCGCGACAACTGAATAGGGGGCTGCCGTGGCCGACCGTACCGTGCGCGTCCGCGTCATTGCTGAGATGCCGGGCTTCGGCACCGTCGTGCGCACCGGCACTGGCGAACTGCTGGCCCTCGGTGAGGCCTCCCTTGTGGCCGGGCGCGGGATTCGCGCCCTCGGCGCAGACGGAGCGGTGGCCCGCGCCGGTCTGATGGGCATGGGTGCGGGTGCTCGCGGCGGAGCGGCGGGAGTCCGGGAGGGGGAGGCTGCGGCTTTGGCCGCGGGCCGTGGCGCGCGCACCCTGCGCAACGAGGCGGCCCTCACCTCACCCGCGTTCGGACGCATGGGGGCTGCGGCCCGTACCGGCATGGGCTCGGTCCGGTCCGGCGTCGAGTCGGTCCTCGGCCCCGTCAAGCACCTCGGTGCTCTGCTCGCGGGCGGGGCGATCATCTTCGGCCTGCACGACATCATCCACTCGGGCAACGAATACACCGACGCGATGAACAAATTCCTCGAGGTCACGCGCGCCTCTGGGGGACAGATGGCGGCCGCCGGCCGCGAGGCGCAGGCCCTCGGCGCGGACATGAAGCTGCCGTCCGCGAACGCCGCTGAGGCTGCGGACGCGATGGTGGAGCTCTCGAAGGCGGGCCTGTCTGCGCAGGACGCCATCAGGGCCGCCCGGGGCACGATCCAGCTGTCTGCTGCTGCTCGAACTGACGTCGCTACGGCGGCGAAGATCGAGGGCGACATCATGGACCAGTTCGCCCTCAAATCCACTGAGGCGACGCACGTCGCGGACGTCCTCGCGAACACGTCCAACAGCGCCTCCGGCGAGCTGATGGACATCTACTACGCCATGAAGTACGTGGGCCCCATCGCCCACACCATGGGCGTTTCCATCAAGGACACCGCCACCGCCGTCGGCCTGCTCGGCAAGTCCGGCATCATCGGTGAAACCGCCGGTACTGCCCTGCGGTCTGCGCTGGTCAACATGGCCAAGCCGACCAAGCTGGCCACGAAGGGCCTGCACGAACTCGGCATCGAAGCGTTCGACAGCAACGGCAACTTCAAGGGCCTCCAGTACGTCATCGAGAAGCTCGGCACGGCCAGCGAGCACCTGACGACCAAGCAGTTCACGGCCGCCGCCGCGATGGCGTTCGGCAAGCCCGCGCTCGCCGGCATGGTCGCGCTGGCGCACCAGGGCGGCACCGCGTTCGAGCAGTTCGGTGTGCAGGTGGGCCGCGTGGGCGGCGCCGCGGCGCTCGCGGCCGCAGAGTCGAAGGGCCTGGGCGGCGCGATGCGCGGCCTCGGCAAGCAGATCTCGTCCGCGTTCCTCCAGATCTATCTGGGCATCGCCCCGGGTCTCGAGGGAATCACGCGGTCGATGACGCAGGGCGTCTCGAAGGCCATCCCGTACATCAAGAGCGGTATCCGTGTCGCTGGGGACCTGTGGGACATCTACGGGCCCTCCGTCGAGGCGAAGCTCCACTCGGCTGCGGGCGGCATCGGGAAGGCTGCCGAAAGCCTCGCGAAGCCGATCAAGACAGCGATCACGTCGGCTGCGGTCGCATCCGTCCCGGTGGCCATCACGTCCGTGCAGTCGCTGGAGAAGGTGCTCGGCAACGCGGGCGCCGCAGCGACCCCGCTGGTCGGCGGGCTGCGCGACGTCTTTTCATCCGTCTCTTCGGGGGCGGGTGCCGTTGGCGTGCTCGCAGGCCGCCTCCAGGTTGGCGTGGGCCTGATCGGGGACATGTCCGGCGTCCTGAAGCCGATCGGTGAACTCGTCGGCGGCATCGCCCATGCTTTCGCCGGGCTTCCCGGACCGATCCAGCTGTCCGTCCTCGCCATGATCGCAATGCGGCCGTTCCGCGGCCAGATCCAGGGCATGCAGAACGCTGTGGCGGGCTACGGCCGGTCGGCCGTCAACTCCTTCAATGGCGTCCGCGGGGCCATGCAGACACAGACAATCCTCGCCAGCCGGGCCGGAGTTTCCCTGGGCCGCTGGGGCGCCGGGCTTGCCGCACTGCAGGCCCGCTCCCCGACGATCGCGGCAATGGGTGCGAGCTTCCGCAGTGCCTCTACCGGTATCCAGGAGGCCGGTGGGCGCCTGGTCGGCTTCCGGTCGGCGGCCGGGGGCGCAATGGCGGCGATCGGAACGGGTGCCGGCCGCGGCCTGATGGGCGCGGCCCGCGGACTCTATGGCTTCCTCGGAGGCCCGTGGGGTATCGCAATCGGTGCGGCGATGATCGGCCTGGACCTGCTGGCGAAGAAGCAGCAGGAAGCCGCCGCCGCCGCAGCCGCGCACCAGCAGCGGATCTCCAGCCTCACTCAGGCGTTGCAGCAGTCTGCCGGTGTGGCGGACGGCAGCGTTCGCGCTGCCGCCGTGCAGACCCTGGCGGACACAAAGCTGAAGGACGGCAAGACGGCCTTGCTGGACGTCATGCAGTCCGCCCACATCGGTACGACCCAGCTCACGGACGCCTACCTCGGGCAGGGCACGAGCCTTGATGCCCTGCGTAAGCGGCTCTCTGCCGCGGCCGAGGAAAACTCCAAGATGGTGCTGGCCGGCCGGAGTTCGGAGAAGGTCTACACGCCGCAGGGGCTCGCCTACAAGAAGGCCGCCAACGCGCTCGGATCCCTCAGCGGCGAGTTCGAGACGGCCAGCAAGCGGCAGAAGGACCTCGCCGCCGCCACGAAGGGCTCCGGCGCGGCCGCGCT